GTCCCATTCGGCTCGACAATGTATAGATCAGTTTCACGTTCACGACCAATTCCAGTCTGACGACTAAAGATCCAATCTTGAACAGGATCGCCAAAGTAGCGATGACCAGAGAAAGTGATTGTGTACTGCGCACCCATGACTGTTGATGTGGAAAATCCGTCGCCATCTAAATATGCGGTTTGATCCACCTCTGGATTATCACCAGGTTCAAAACTAGAAAAACCCCGTGCCAAACGCTCGTAATAATCATTTGGATCACCTGGTCTTTTTAGATTTAGATAGAAACGGTACTTAGAGCCAACCAGCAAACCCGCATCTTGATCATAAGCCATTCATAACCCTCCTAAACGAATAATTCACCATCAAAGATGACTGTGTAAGCATATCCTTCGCTAGTTTTCTCGACGAAGTTTGTCGTCGTTGTTGCGTCGATCCTAACTAAATCAAACGATCCGTCCTCGCTTTTGATTGCTCCATTTGTTGCTCCATCCAAAAGTGACTCGATCGCCTGACAAGTCCCAATCGCAACCCGTTGATCCTCATGCCTCACATAAATCTGAAACCCGCAATAATAAACCCGCTGACCGTCCAAAAGTTTGTCAGGAGATGGACTCGGTGCTAGCGCAATCGATACATCATTTGAATTTTTTAGCAACCCAACCGAAAGGTATGGACGATCGAATGCCGATAAATCCACATTCTCCTCAACAAATGATTTAACACGATCGAGAAAATCCATAGCGCATCCCCTAAATGTACTTCTTCTTCAATTGCTCGAGCATTTTCTTCCATTGATTCAGATGCCGCGCTCTTGCTCGCCGAAACCACAAACCTCCAGCATTTGGGTTCTTGTCCTTGGAAAAGTTATACTGCGGGTTATAGTACAAACGCCTAGCATATGGAGTATCCCAAATAATCCGTCCGCTTCCAAAACGAGTACTACGTATGCTGGATCGAATAAGCTCTCCTGTGTCTTCTGGTGCGTATTTGTTGCTATCCTTAAGAATCTGCTCGTCAAGCACCTTCTGCCCCATTTCCCGGAACTTCCTGATTTTCTCAGGAACACCTTTCACATCTACTTTCACTCTCATGTCAATGTCACCTCAAGGTGATGGACAACATCAGAATCCGCATAAAACTCATCGACGCTCGATACCTCATACCGTCTACCGTTAAACGTTATCCTTGATCGCTCTACAGGACGAAGAAAGGGAGAAGAGTGCCGTCGATCTAGGAAAAGTAAGGTAGATCCTTCAATATCCTCTCGAATGTTTGATCGTGCAATGGCTGACTTTGGCTCGACTCGTACATTTTTGATNTCGATTGGATCAGCGAAAGAATCACCATATCCATCGTCTTCCTTGTACTCCTCATACGTCACTGAATGGATCAATAACCGCTTTGGAATCGGTCGAACCATTAGCACCAACCCCGAAACATTTCAATCGCTTGATTCAACAAGCCAGTAGACGAAAGACAGCCAAGTGCTGAAGGACTCAATCGACTAATGTTTCGCGCAGATCCGTTCAATGGCTCACTTCCACCACCACTGTAACTAAAAGCACCAACCGTCACGCTCGTCATCGAACCGTCAGTACCTGCATCAACCTCAGAAGACCCGCCATTTACAATGTAATACTCTACCTGATAGGCAGTAGCTTTTTTCACTTGATCTTGGATAAAAAGCGGCAGTTTGCTAAAGTCGACATTATGAAGCTTGTAGCTCGTCGCTTGGTCAACAAGATCAGAAGCCCGATCAATAAGTCGATCTAGCTCTACTGAGGAGCTAGCAGGTTCGCCCCGAAATTCGTTGTTATAGTATTCAGCATCGATATAAGGCATCCGCTTTGCCTCCCTATTTGCGACATACTTATCGCCTCACTTGGAGCCTTTCTTTGATTTCAACTTCTTAATCTCGGCTTTTGCCTTCTCAAGCTCTTCAACGACTTTGTTGTATTCAGCAATTGAGACAAACCGTCCGCCAGTCGCGCGCTTTATGACTTCTCCTTTGTCGTCGATTTGGTCATAGCCTTCCTTCAAATACTTTCCAACGACTTCATCAGGTACGGTCAGCACGCGATTCAAACGCTTCACTCTCGCCATATTTCACCCTCCTATTCGAGAATAGGGAGTGTTTCAAACACTCCCTATGATGTTACGTTGAAGACCACTCCGCCAACTTTTTGCTCAAAGATGAAGACATCCCAATACAAACGTTCATAATACAAGTACTTTCCACCCGTTGTGGCACTTGGAGGCTCAAGGCTTACAAAATCATACTTTTCAGGAGCAATCACAGCAGAAGGATGCACTAAAATCAAATTGATTTGCTCTGCCGTTGGATCAGGTTCTGCTCCATCGGTAAAGTCGTAAGCCGTTTTCATGCGTACTGATGGTACTGTAACAATCTCAACCTCGTCCAAGCGAGAAACTATCCGATTCACGCTCTGTCCAGGTTGACGAACATCAATATCACGAGAAATACCAGATGCCGATTTCAAGATTTTACGAATTGTCGGGGTTACATAGAGAATGCGTCCTTCTTCTGGCACTTCTGCCTCATCCATTTGCTCCATGTATNCGTCAAATACTTCCAAGATATTTGTTTCATCAATAGCTGTAGTGTCTGGAGTTCCACCTAGTGCCTGGTATTCCGCTAACAACTTGGATGCCATGTATTTGTCCATCTCAGGAATTTTCTGCTCAGTATTGAAAACACTGGTGATATTTGCAATCGTAACTGCCATGTTGGTCTCATCGACATCCACTGGATCCACAAGGGTGCGAAATTCACGATCATGCTCTAAAGTTTTCGTTTCCCAATTATTGTCTACGTTTCGAGTGTAAGCACCAATTGAGTCACGATCTACATCGACCATGCCGCCAGTGGTGATATTTGGAATTTGAACAGTCTTCGCTCCTGTCCAACGGATGTTTCTATTGCCAAGCTCGTAAAGACGGTTAAAACGCCTTTCGGCTTTATATGGCTGATCCAAGGCTTGCTGATACAGTTCTGCATAGTTGAGAACCGCCATTTATATCACTCCCTACTTTAATTTGAACGCTTCAATCCATTTATCCATTTCAGTCTGCGACTGTTTTGTGTGTTGCCCTGTGGTGAAGGTTGGCTTATTCGCTTGGGACGTTTCCTCAGCTTCTTCGAAAAGGTAACCGTCGCTTTCTCGCAGTTTTTTAATCTGATCCTCTAACCCTTTCAAAGTTCCGTCCTCATCCAATTTTACTGTCTCTAAGTCGAGCAATGCCTTAACCGCTTTCGGATTGCGTGCTTTAGCAGAAGAGAGTGCCTTTTCAAGAGCAAAATCGAACTGTTGTTGATCCAGTTTTCTTTGATACTCCTCCGCTTGTTTTTTGTACTTTTCTTGCAGCTCCAAAATTTGCTGCTGGAGTTCATTATGTCCCTTTGCCTTTTTTCCGAGTTCCTCAAGTTGCTCATCCCGTTCCTTTAATTGATCCCTCAACTGTCTTCTTTCGCTATTTACCATGTCAAACTTTTCCTTTGGTATCCAATTACCATCAGAGACAATCGCTATCTTGTGTTGATCCCCGATTTTTTCCATGACTTGTCTATGCAACTCTTCACCAAGCAACTCTTTCAAATCCATTCCGATCCACTCCTAATGTTTTTTCGCGTGTCCACCTCACGCTTGGAGTATCCGCTTAGTTTCGCGCCAAGCCTTTGAAATGCGCAAAAGAAAGCAGTTTCACGTCATGCTCAGGACAATCAAGTGATAACCTGCTCTCTATCTCGACGACGAGTACGACCCGTCGCTTCAATAAACGCCTTCATCGCATCATTACGACGCTTCAATAATTCCTTTGCTTGCTTGACCCCTTCTTCATCGCCAAGTGCTTCCATTGCGGCAAGTCTACGCTTCGCCTTCCGAATCTCGCGCTCCAATCTTCGTTGTTCCTGGCTTTGTTTGTAGATTTCCTCATTTCGCTTCTTGGGGTATGGATTGTATGTCTTCCGAGATACCCCTTCAATGTACGGGTACATAACGTGCCCACAATTCACGCCAAACAATCCTGCTGGCTGTCCATAGCTCGTTGATGACAATGACGGGTATCTCTGATGCCTTCCACTCCGAGAGAAGATCTTTCCTTGATACGGCGCGCAAAGTGGACGAGCACCTGCGTGGCTTGAAATCTCGATTAGATCCACACCCCAAGAATCAAACCTCGACTCCTGCATTTCGTTAGCTACGTTGTTAGACGTCGTCCGGATCACCATCGAGATATATTCCTGTACTCCCCAACGACGACCAGCACGATCCACAAGCGCAGGAATTCCACGATCACTCCAACGAGTCAAAGTTGATTTCAATGCCTGCTGTGGTGTCCGTACGCCAGCCAACACATCAGCAACCGTTTGAGCAATAACATCACGATAGAACTGATCCGTTTGAGCTAAAAAGGTAGCATTGGTCAGGTTGAAAATATTTTGAGCTTGACTCTGATATGATTCTAATATTTGAAGAATGCTCAAGTCATTAGCCGCAGAAACTGGTGGCTCGCTTATCTCAAGAGCTCCCTGTTCAAATGCTTGCAAAAGCAATCTTTCATTTTCATCAATAGCATCCAGCGAAACCTTCCTGAACAGTTCTTGGACTAATTCTGGAGTAACTCCCGTCTTTCGGGCGATAATCTGTGCAATTCTGCGGTTAAGTGGTACAAGTTGGCTCAGTTTCTCAACCTGCCATTCCAGAATTTGATCCCTTTCAAGCAATCCTGGATCTCGTGCCAATAATTGAGCTATTTCATTGATTAATTCTATTTCTAATTCGTTGTAGATGTCAATAATCGGCTGTGACAAACGCTCGAGCAACTTCGGATCAATTGCCATGATTGATCACCTACTCTGGTTGAGCAAGTGCTTCAAAATCTGGATTCAACGTCTGATNTTCTTGCTTCCTTGACTCAACCATTTCAATGGCTTCTTCTTCGGTAAGCCCAAGTGTCTGCATCAAGGTGTAGACCTTTGTCGTTAAACCAGCATGATATAACTTCAGATAATAGTTGGAGTTTGCGTCTTTGTCGACGATGATGCTATCGTCAAATTCAATGCGAACTTCATAGTCATCAGGAACCGTGAAAACGTCGTAGAGTTCTGCGACCTCGCCGATCGTGGTAATGAGTTGCTCGATCCCGACCTGAATCAAGTTCTCATGACTGCTAATGGTACGCCAAGTCTTGGAATTTTCGCTGATAATCTCGGTAGCTGTTTTGACGCTTTTTCCATCAAACGTAAAAGAGCCAGAACTGAAACCGATCTGCATCGCTAAGATCTCAAGTAATGCGTTGATCCCCGCGATGTGCTCCTCGATCCTTAGCTCCACGCTGTTGTCGATAATTTGCTGATTTTCGCTCGTTTCAAAATCAAACGCTTGATAAACCTCATCATCTGGATCAAAGTATCGCTTTACCGTTCCATCTTGCCGATCAACAACCGTTTTAACCGCTGTGGCTGGAACAATGATCCGTTTCCTGCCCAGCTTGAACTCGTTAACAAGCGAATCAAACGCTCGATCCAATGCGTGAATGGTATCTAGCGCATTCGCAAAGATCGAGATCCCCAAAGGACTCTGCGTGTCGAAGTTGTTCGCGATATTTGGCTTGAAATACACAAACAAAGGACGACTCAGTCCACTTATTCTCGTCTCCTCTGGTAAATCCGGAAAGAGCGTCGCCAATGATACTTTAATCCCAAGCTCGCTCGACAGGTCTGACTCATACAATTCATTTCTTATCACATATTCATTCCCAGACCAGGTATGCCATTCCAGATGCGTATACCATTTATTTCCTCGTGCGATTTGATACAAAAACAACCCCTCATCGATCACGCTATTGGAATAGCTCAATGGCACAAAACAACCAGCCTGGACAAATCCTATTTTTATCTGGTATTTCCCTTCGTTGTTCGGATCCGGCACAGCGAACACTTTAATCACCATACCACCAAGACCAAACATATACTCCAGATTATCTTGAAACAACTTGTAAAAATCGTTTTGATCAAATACCGTCCGTACGTCGGTCGCAAACTGATCCGGAGAAACGTGGATCTTCACTTTTTCATTAAAAACTAACCTCGCCATTTCCTCAGCAACGATTTTTCCGAGATTAAGCGAATTCATCCTCCGTGTTTTGCTCCCGCTGATCGTAACAACATTTATATCGTGCCATTCAGGATAGTAGCCTTGGTAAATACATTTCCACTTTTCGATCAGGTTGTAGAAGTCATCCGTCATCATCACATCGCTCAAGGAACTAACTGACTTTATCTGCTGAATCAAACCCAATTTAGATAGCCACCTCCTAAGCGTGGCGAGGAAGTTCTTCCACATTTCAAACACCTCGCTCAAATCTTGTACCGTTTGACAAAGTAATTCACTGAGTACCTCAGTTCATCCATTGCATGGTTCCATTCGTCTATTGGTTTCCCAGTATTTTCATTTCTGCAGTAAAGACCCAACTCACGAATGAAATGGTAATGATCGTATCGA